CTTTCTCTCTTGTGCCATTCTTTCGTTTATTGAACGACTATTGAGAGCCTCGATGTTTTTTAGCCAAAAAACACATTGTTTCTTGTCTTCAACTTCGTATATATCCATTATTGTTCCTAGTGCTGATAAATCTTTTCCAAAGTAAGACCCAGACATTCCGTCCCATCTGTCAGGTAACATATCGTGAATTGAAAATGCTATCTGCACCTCGTAGGGTAAATCCACACGAGAGGGAGGCATCTTATTAGGGTCGGGTTCTTGTCCCAGTTGTTCACAGACTTTTAAATACTTATCTAAATCTATGTCATGTTTAAAAAATCTTTCTAAATCCGCAAGTAGTAATGTTACTTGCGTTCTGTAAAATTTTCTAAATCACCAACTTGTTCAGTTACCCATGTATCGAAATCGTTTGAATTTTTCATTAGAACTTCACAATTATCTTGTGTAAATTCTAAGCAATCATTTGCATCGACTCCTGATGTATCAACTAATAGAAGCTCTTCTAAGTATTTATACTTCAGTCCAGTCCAGTTTTTTATAACTGCGGATATATACTGAGGTAGGAATTTATCTGCATCGAATTCTTCTTCGTATGCTCTAGTTTTCTTATTAAACTTATTAGTTACGCATTTATTACGTAATTTTAGTAACTCTTCTCTTGCAAGATAAGTTAGTTTAACTTTGAAATTTTCCATCCCAGGATAATCAAATTCTACGGTTTTGCTAGGAGCAAGTAAGCTCTTAAGCGATATTGGTTCTTTTTTTAATTCTTGTACTACTTCTTTATTTTCCAATTTTATTCTCCAAAAATGAATGAGTGAGGATTGGAACCCTCACTCACCCTAGTTTATATTATGAGGTGTAAGTTACACTCACTTCATTTGTTGCATTAGCTGCTGTAGCTGATGACATATCAGATGCTAATCCGTGGAAAGCTACATCTACTGATACTACATCTTCAATACTATGTGAAGGTAGTTCTAAATGCGCTTTTGGTAAAGCTACTGAACATCTTGGGGTACTAGTACCTCCGCCTATTCCAAAGGTTAAGGCGAACGCGTTAGTAATAACTCCTCTTGATTCTTGAAGTTTCTCAAATAAGTCTAATGACCCATTTGCTACATCGTTCAAGTAGCAAGTGAAGTTTCCAGAAATTGACCTAGTGCCTGTTACATGCCCTAAAGGCGTGTTAACACTACCAAGTGTTTCTGGCGTTAAGTAATTAAGATTATTCTCAATACTTATGCTACCACCAGTCAAAGTTACAGCAAAAGTGATATCACTATCTCCTAAACTACCTTTTGTACCTGTAGTTTCGGAAGCGTCATACACGATTGTTAAATCTGTTAGCTTTTGTCTAATATAGTTGCTTGATGAGGAAATCCCTTCATTAATTAAACCGAGAGTAGTTTCACCACCACCAGTTGTTACTAAAGAAGCTGCTTCTTCAATTGTTTTTCCGTTTCCGGACCAGGCTACTTGTGCAATACCATCAATATCGAAATCGATTGTAGCAGAACCGACCGAACAGTCTGCTAGTTTATAGACGGTTACTCCATCTGTGCCTGTTGTATATGTTGTACCCTCAGTATCCTTGGAAGCACCAAGAACAAAAAATAGGTCAAATACTCCGATTGTTACTTTGTTTGAATTTGCGAAATCAAATGCGTTAGGTTCGTGAGTTGCAGGATTAAATGTTCCTGATTCACCAACTGCACCCATATAATTCTCAGCGCCCATAGCAGCCCATAGTGGGCCTTCTACTGCAAACTTTTTAGCTGCTCCGGCATGTAGTCCTGCATCTGCTGCAACTGAACCAGCTGCTGAAGTTGTAGGTCTCATGTAAGTACTAAAGCTCCATTCTGCTGGTGCAAAAGAATCGGTAAACATTGCTCTACCTCTCTTACTGTACCCAGATGCGCCTGCTGCTTCATTCAAAGTTACTTCTGTCGTATTTGTTCCCTGACTGAATGAAAATCCATCCAAAACAGGAATTTCATAAACTGCTGTGTTGGCGGTTGTCCCGTCAGCACTCCACTTCATAAAAACTTTTGTATCTCTACTAAAGAAAAATGACATTTTATATCTCCATTAATATCGAATCTCGCAGGTGATTTCTCCTACACCCAGAGGTTCCAATACGCCTTCATCTGTATCCACAGTAGCAATTGTTGTTTGCACTGTAGTATGAGATGTTCCTGTTGAGTCTGTGTAAGTTAAGGGATCATTATCCTCCAACACAGTTTCAACGTCTTCTAACAATTCTTCGAGAGCTTCTACGACATCATTGTCATCTGAAACATAACATCGAACTGTTATTGTTAAAAATCTAAATCGAAATCCACCACCATCGTATTCTCTGGTTTCCGCTCCTGCTCCAACATGAATAGTTGGAAATTCATTTACTTCATCCCAGAATTTAAGTCTACGCTCTACTGAGGCAACTGAAGTTCTAAATGGAGCTTGTCCGTTTATTCCTTCTAGTGCTAAACATATAGATTCAACTATGGCTCTACGACGCGACGAATATCTTCTTGCTGTTGTTGAGTCCATTATACTCTCCTAGTTTTTATAAATTTACTTTGCATTGCTTGTGCAACGATTTCTCTAATTGTTTGCCCAATTATTTTTCTTGGGTCTCTTTGGGTACTTCCCATTTTATTGCCTGGTTCAAACGTTTCATAAGGGTTTCTCATGTAAGTATAATCTGCACTTAAACCGCCTCTCGGCCCTTGCATTACTTGTGTAACTCGGGCTGAGTTTGCAAATCTGCCTGTTCTATATCTAAGAGCAGGTGGTTGCATTTTCATTGCTACCATCTGTGGTAGTACTGAATTTATCAAATTTTTTAAAGCCGTTGGACTCTGTCTTTGCTTATTAACTGCTGCTCCCACTCTTTTGTCATTTGAAGGTTTATTTCTTTTACTACCACCTTTTTTCTTAGGATTTTTAACAGCTCCTAATTTTGTAGCTCCCGCAATAATTGCGGTTTGCAAAGCTTCTGACATTTCTTTTTCATTCTTGCCTAGCTTTACTAATTGCTTATTAACTCTTAAACGCATATTTGGTTTGTTCCACCATTTTCTATTAAATATTTCTTTTAAATAAATAGAACTACCAATCTCTCCATATCTTTGTTTTATACCTTTTGATGATTTAAAATCATCAGTAAATTTTGAATCATTTACAACATCATCTAAAATTTTGTCCAGTATTTTATTTACAGCCTCTGTATCGGAAGGTGTCATCATAGACTGTTGACTACCTTTAACATCTCCTGGTACTCCGGAACCTAAAGCCATTCCTATTTCTATAACTTTATCAAATTTTACTATATCACTAATAGTAGTACTTCCTAAAGTAAAGGATAAATCTAACTGTTTTGCTATATGTTGAGCTGCAGATTGCTGTAAATGATCCATTTTCATGGCAGCCTTACTATTATGCGCTCTTAATATATCTGTTATTCCTACTACAGGAACTGAAGTATCTCCTAATCCCTCATTTACATCTGAATTAGGTCCCGCACTTCCAGTAGCTGCACCTGAAACTGGACCGTGTAATCTAGCATATGTTCCTTTTGCATCGTGCCCATATCTATTACCTGCTTTAGTTTTATTTTTTAAACCGCCGCGTCCTGTTTTGCTGCCTGCCATAACAGGATACTTTTTTATCATATCAGTAGTTACATTATCAAGTATTTGTTGTATGAGAGTTCTCATAACTTCTCTATTAGCACCTGCTGAATCTTTGCCCATACTACCTACATAAGTTGCAACTACAAACTTAGCGTTTAATGGAATGCTCATTGGAACAACCATATATTTAGTATTCCTATTTCTAACATAAACCATTAAATTATGTTTTTTAGCTTTATTAGCTTTAGATGTTCTGGTACCTGCACGTATACGCATTTGATACCCAGACTCTTTTTCAAAAAGTTGTCCATTTGTATATGCTTTATACCCTGCTTTCTCATGCTTATACTTTACATTATTTACAGTTACAGCTCGGTCAGTACGGTTAATTGCTTTGCTCATTAAGAACTTTTCTTCCGTTCTAGTTAAATCTCTGCCAAGTTGCTGTGCCATAGCTCCGTACATTACATCTGTTACATGTTCTGCTATTAAGTTATGATAGAAAAACATATGTACTATAGAGTTTTCATACTGAGCATTTCTTAAACTTTCTTTATTCTTATTTATTGCTCTTCCCAGTGCTTTTCGTAAATCACCGACTGCCATTAAATAACTACTTTATATAAATCAAGTACCCTTTTTATGTGGTCTGGGAAATCAGTACTATTTCTGATTCCTGCAGTACCTTGATTTTGTTGGACAGCTCCGCCCAAACTTCTTCTTTCTTTATGCTCATCTTTTATGTAGTAATTAACTAAATCAAATAAAGCTAACTGTAAATCTCTAGGT